GGGATTTACGTGATATTATGTCGGTTCAATCAAAGGAGCCGACATGGACAAGGCGGAACGCAAAGCTAATCGCGCAGCTTATATGCGGGCGTGGAATGAAAAAAAACGTGGATTTACATCACATCAAAGAGGACGGCCTGCGAATTCGCCGTCCGTTCTTTGGACGAAAGTTGATGTTCGAGGGATTGATGAATGCTGGCCATGGTTAGGATGGACGAATGCTGGCTACGGACGCACAGAGATTGCTGATCGTAGTTACTACGCGCATCGCGTTATCTTCAATCTTGTGTACCCAGGATTGATAGAACTTGAGGCGCCAAAGGATAGATTTGGAACAGGCTTTCTACTTCATAAGTGCGAGAACAAACTTTGCTGTAATCCGAAACATTTGTATATCGGAACGCAAAAGCAGAATATGCAGGATCGTTTGAATGGCTCGGATGGCTACAGAAACTTGCCGCGGGGCGAAAAGCATCATGCGGCAGTTCTTTCGGACGAAGATCGCGCTCTGCTTCTTGAGATGTCAGACCAAGGTGTCAGAGGATGCGATCTAGCTGAGATTTTTAGATTGAATCGCAGTACTGTGAAATCCATGGTGTATTGGCACAAACGAGGGGTTTCCGATGAGCGGCAGTAATCCAGGCAGCAGCAGCAATCCGGGGCCAGCGGCCCAAACTGCGACGAACCTGCAGCCGGTCCTCGGCTCGTTCGACAACAACGGTGCCCTGCTGCAGCTGTATGGGCCGGGCACGACTCCGCTGAACGTGCCATTGAATCCGATGACCACGGCCGGTGACATGATCATCGGCGGCACGGCAGGAGCCGAGGCGCGCCTCCCCGTTGGCACTGCTGGCCAAGTGCTGACCGTGACGGCAGGTCTGCCAGCTTGGGCGGCAACCAGTGGTTCACCGCCAGCAGTCAATGCGCAGACCGGGACGACCTATACGCTGGCTTTGGCCGACGCGCCGGCCGCCTCGGCCAATCAGGGCATCGTCACGATGAACAATGGCTCGGCCAACACGCTGACGATTCCCACCAATGCCTCGGTCGCGTTCCCATTAGGAACAATCGTATCTGTGATCCAGCTTGGCGCAGGCCAGACGACCATCGCGGCGGCCGGCGGGGTCACGCTCAGTAATCCGAGTTCAGCCACGGCGCGTGTGCAATATTCGACGCTGCTGCTGCAGAAAGTCGCCACCAACACGTGGATCCTGGGCGGAGACATGACGTGATCCCAGCTGCCACCAAGCATCGTGCCTCAACCGGCACGTTAGATCCGTTGTTTACTCAATCCAACAACACGTTATCGAATGGAAATCTGAGCCTATCGTCAAGCGCCAATGACTCAGCGCATGCGGGAAGTCAAAGCACGACCAGCCATAGCGCGGGCAAGTTTTACTTTGAAGTGACCATCGATGCTGCGCATGCTGGAGCAGGCTATCAGAATCAAGTGGGGATGGGCTTGTGCGATTCCACATGCCATGGCACATTGCCGACCGCCAACAATTACACCTGGGGATCATGGGATAGCGGATACGAACTTTTTAACGGTGGTGTCCTGGTCAGCGCGGTCGGGACTTTTACTACGGGCGACGTCGTTGGAGTTGCGATCGACATCGGGAACACGATCACCTGGTACAAGAACAATACATCGATTTTCAATCAAAGCATCGTTGCTCTCACTGGCGCTCTGTTTGCCTTTGCGTGGGCCAATTCAGCAAGCGGAATGGCAAAATTGACCGCGAATTTTGGTGCTACTGCCTTCGCATTTACGCCGCCCGCTGGATTCTCGGCATGGGGTTGATCTGAATGCCAACTACTCAAGGCTACGATCCAGGTTTTGTGGGCGCTGCCTATGAGGCACCGAATTACCTGCAGGACACTCAACGTTCAGTCAACTGGTACTGTGAAATCTCGCCTGATCCGCACGCCAAGGAAGTGATCGGGCTGCTAGGCGCTCCTGGCACAACGGATCTGATCACGCTGCTCACTGGCAAGCCGGTGCGTCAGGCGTGGGTACTGCCTGGAGGAGGTAAGGCGCTCGCCGTGTGCGGGACCAACGTCTATTTGGTGACACAGGACGCGGTAGGCAACCTCAATGCGACGCTGGCCGGCGCATTGCTCACTCCGATCGGGCCGGTGCAGATCCGGGACAACGGGTATGTTGCCGTGCTCGTTGATGGCGCCTACGGCTACACCTATCTGCTCAACACCGGAGCATTCGCACAGATCACCGATACAGGATTTACCGGCTTTGCCTCGCGCGTGGCGATGGTCGATGGCTGGTTCATCTTCAATCAGGCCAATAGCCGCAATTTCTATCTGTCGCCGCAGTATCTCGGCATCAACGGCAATGTCAATCAGGGATTGCAGAACACCAAATGGGATCCGACTGCGGTTGCCGTGGCCTATGCTACCGGTGATCTGCTGGTTTCGCTGATCGAAGACCAGCGCTTGGTGTGGCTGCCCAAGGAGCGAGCTACCGAGGTCTGGTATGACGCTGGCGCGCAGTTTTTCACCTTCAACCGCATGCAGGGCGTGCTGTTGCAGATCGGCTGCGCGGCTGCCCAATCGGTTGCACGGATCAGCAAGGGCCTGATGTGGCTGGCGGCCAACGAGCGCGGACAGAATTTCGTGATCCGCACCCAGGGCTTCGACTATGACCGCGTATCGACCCATGCGATCGACTTTGCCATCAGCTCATACTCGACCGTTTCGGACGCTCTGGGCTGGAGTTATATCGAGAACGGCCACGAGTTCTACGTTCTGACCTTTCCCACGGCCGATGTGACCTGGGCCTATGACACCGGCACCGGCTTGTGGCACGAGCGGCTGAGCTTCGATCCGGTGCTCGGCCAGTATCACCGGCATCGCGGCAACTGCGTCATCAACTTTCAGAATCGCCGGCTGATCGGGACCAAGGATACTGGAGCGCTGGCCTGGATGGACCGCTCGCAGTTCATGGACGGAGGCAATCCCCTGGTGGCATGGCGGCGCACCGGCCACATCTGGGATAAGCAATCGCGGCGGCGCGTGTTCCACCATCAGCTACAGATCGAAACCGATCCAGGCGTGGGTACCTCTGGATTGCCTGGACTCGTGGTGACCACCGGTACCACTCATCCGCTGGCCAAGGTATGGGAGAACGACGCGACCGGGTTCCCGATGTACAACGGCACATCTGGCAATTACATCGCGATCCCGAGCGGCGTTACCGGCCAGGTGCGAATTTTCAACCGCAATCGCGTGGCCGCAGGCTACTCGGGAGGCGATGGCAATACGTACAGCCTGGCACTTTCCAATGGTGCTGTGCTTCCTCCGGTTGTGCCAAGCGCAGTCGAGGCTGCGATTCAGACCAATAATCTGGTCAATGCCCAGTTCAAGTTTCTGGACAGCGGCGGCTTTTTCATCGGCCTGATACTGCCGCATGCCAATCACAATTGCGGTGTCTACGCCAACTTTGCCGGCCTCGGTATCCCTATCGCACGCAGCCCGACGCGTTCGAGTGCTCAGGGCACCGGCTTTGGCGCCTGGGTGATGGATTACGCGACCGGTACACGCCAGTTCGACGTGGTTTCCGCTCTGTCGACGCCGGTAGGACTGACCGGAACCTGGACCTGCAGGGGGCTCATCCCATGCGCTGACGGCGAACATGTCGGCATCATCACCTACGATGCCATGGCGCCGGCCAAGGGCTGGTTGCATGTCCTGAGCATCAACTCAACCACCTTTGTGGCGACCGAAGTTGCCTACTACCCATTTCTCGCAGAGGCCGATGCAGCCAATTACTTTACCCAGGTCGAAGGAGCTTTCAGTGGCAACGGATTGACAGCCATCGGCGGCAACAGCTGGTACGTGGGGATGCTCGAATCCAATTTGCAGCGATTGTGGGCCAACAATGCCAACACGATTGCAACCTTCGCTATCTCTGGCGGGCAGGTACAGCATCCGCAGACAATCACTCCGATGTTCAACTCGTTTCCGACCGGCGGCTTTTTCTCGATGTTCGCCGATGGTGGCGTGTGCATCATCACCGATGGCACCCAGTACGCGCTGTTTTCGGTCAGTTCGAGCACTACCACAGATCGCAGCGTGCAAAGCCCTCGCATGATCTTGAAGTGGTCTGATGACGGAGGAAAAACATTCGGCAACGAGAAATTCCTCGCGATGGGCCAGATCGGCCAGTACAGGAATCGCTCGATTGCATACAACCTGGGCTATTCGCGCGACCGCATCTATGACTTGCGAGTGATCGATGCCGTGAACCGCGACCTGATCGGTGCCACCTTGATGAGCGAGACCGAGCAATGACGGTGCCTGTTTCTCCGACCATGCCGGCGCCGGACATTCAGCAGCCGATCGTGCGCTATGACGAGCAGCGCAAGCAGTGGATGTGCGATCCGGTCTGGTACCGCTTCTTTCGCTCGCCGCAGTTCACGGCGGCCTCGATCGGCGGCAATCCTGGGCAGGGCTCCAATGCAGGCGGCAGCACGAATCCGACTCCGGTAGCGACGGCTGGAGGCAGTGCCTCCAGTGTGCTGACATGGCTCTCGTTCTACTAGCCGATGGCCTTCCAAACTGTCACCCCAGTCAAGCTCGGTCAGGCAGCGATGCTGATCGCGCCTGCGGTGCTGTATACGGTGCCCAATGCCACGCGCACCTTTCTCAAAGACATCGATATCGGCAACGTGACAGGAGCGCCGCTCTCTGTCTACGTCTATCTGGTCGCGAGCGGCGGATCAGCCGGCCCCAGCAACGTGCTGATTCCTGGCATCTCGGTACCAGGCAATTCGATCCTGCAATGGACCGGCACGCAGGTGTTGAACATGGGCGATACGATCCAGGTGCAGGCGAGCGGTCTGGGATGCACCATCAACGCCAGCGGCGGCGAGGCGGTCTGATGCCCGTGATGATCATCCCGAATCCGACGCTGGGCGTGAACGTGCTGAATTTCCCGTCGCCGCAGGCAGTGTCCGGTACGGTGTCAGTGTCCAACTTTCCGCCTACTCAGATAACGTCGGCCACGGTGCAGGGACTATCGAATCAATTGCAGCGCATTTCGGATCTTCTGGAAAGCTCGATAGTGGAATCGAGAGTCATCAGTCTGGCAATCGCTCAATTGAATGATGGTTCCAATATCGATCCGGAAGAATTGCGCTCGGATATTGACTTGGCGATGCCATAGGAGAGAGCCCATATGCAGTTACAAGGCACGACAGTAGTCGCCCTGACCAAAGCCCGCGAGACCGGTCCGCAGAATCTCATGCAGCTATGGATGGGCGAAATCGGCATCTCCGAGGTCATGCCGCGCTATTCGGCTCTGGCCAAATCAGGATTCGTTTATACCGCACGCAGCGCCTTACAGACGCTCGCGCTGGCCGGTACCGCCATGACCGGGCTCGTGGTCTGGAATTCGAGCGCAAGCGCTCAAGCCAACGCAGTAGATCTGCATATTCTGAAAATATCCGGTGATGTCGCAGTGACCTCGGCCACAATGACCGGCGTTGCGCTCGCGCGTGGGACTGGACAAATGAGCGCGCCGACCAGTACGACGGCTGCCTCTTCCTACGGTAACAATTACCTAGGCGCCGCAGCCGGCGCCGGCATTGCCTACAGCGTGGCGACTCTGGCCGCGGCGCCGGTTGCGATGTTCGATGTGATGCACAACACGGCGGCCATTTCGACCACGGGCGAGGATGTAGGATTCTACGAAGACCTGGAGGGCGTGATCGTGGTGCCTCCTGGTGGCGTCATCTGCTTCGTCGCGCTCGGCGCGGCCTCCGCAGCGTCTGCCGTGAACCTGGGAATGATGTGGGCCGAGTTACCGGTCTAAGGGGAAGATATGAGCGCAAGCGTTTTCCGGCTGGTAGCGGCCAACACGACCAATCTGACCAAGATCAGAGACGTCGGCGCCAATTTCGCGGGCCTGTATGTGGTCAATACCACGGCCGCGATCATCTACATCAAGCTCTACAGCGGCAACGTGACGCCAGCGGTGGGAACAACCGCTATCTGGCAGACCTACATGGTCGCGGCTTCCACCGACAAACATATCAATCCGACCGAGCCGATCTGCTCCAATGCCACGCTGTGGCTCGCGACCACGGCCAATGCGATCGA